CGACAGTTGCCAAAAGAGTGGAAAAAGAGATGAAGAATCCGGTCAGGGTGTTACCCTGACAATTACCGATGCAACTAGCATCGGCTTACGGTTCTTTTGGTCTCTCCCACCGGCCGGAAACGGCCTGGTCTCACCATCTTAACCGATAGGTGAGCTCTGCCTCAGCTTGATGTCGACGCGCTGAGGGCGTCCAGAACGCTCTAAGTGTTTCCCATCAACTTGAGGGAGGCTAGCCCACAAGGTGGCATCAGTAGTGTTCCCAAAGGGACCACTAATAGATGCACCGGGGTCCAACCAATGCATGTCCGAGGAAGGATTAGCATTGGAATGGTTGCCCAGCTTGAGCAAACACTTAAGCATGGCACCATCCCCATCCAGCGGATCGCTGGGGGGTTTGGCCGTCACTACATAGCCCTTGACTAAAGGACTATGACGGTATGGATGCATTCTCTCGTAAACATAACCGAGAGAACAAATCCTGCCAAGCACTGGAGATGCTGGAAGTACAGTCGGGAAGAACTTAATCAACCCGATAATGTAATCATCCAGCACACGACAGCTCTTCCAGTAACCACTCATATAGAGTTGATTCCGGAAGCTTACTATCGATTGAACTCCAGTTGCGTCCTGCCGATGTGTAGGGAGCGGATGGCGAACACGAACAATACTAACGTCGTGTCCGTCATAGTACTCCTTACCACAAGACTCTCTGAACTTTCCAGTCCAGAAAGACTTGTCCGAACCAACTCGAGCTCCAAAAAGCTCAAGCGTTCGCACAACGGTAGGCACATGATCTACAGGAACGATAAGATCGTCCCCATAGACGCGCACCGTCCGAGAGAACCTACCTAGGTCCTTCCGGGTGAGCGGCGTGTTGAGCGATCTTTGAATCCCAACGAAGATCATGGTCGTGAAGACCATTGCTTCCATTGGAAAGCAAAGTGCTGAACCCATGGACGCGTATTTGGCAAGACGAATTGTCTTGCCATTCACGTCAGCCTTACGGGACCTTGTCGCGTCGACGGCCGCATTCAAAAACGGCCACCGATGAAGCATGGTCCTGACCAGCTGATTCGAGACACGGTCGGAAGCTTCGCTCAGATCGAGCGTAGCGGTTCGGTTATCAATCGAACCTTGACGAGCAAGTTCCTGGTTAGGAACTTGATCATCGAAACCGATCAACTTCTTGAGGAGTCTATCTCTCTTGAAGTTCAACATGAAATTGTGATAGACAGCTTGCTGCATATACTGCATGCAAGCTGGCTCCATCGCAATAACACGGGGTGTCTTGAGTGTCTTTGGAACAAGAATTACCCTCACAGGCAATTCTTCTCCGGGTTCGTTGATGTTCATGCGGTCGCTAACGTGCGTAAAACGCCAATTAGCAATTGCATAGCTACGAGAAGGGAAAACCTTCTCGAGCCGACTGGTCCAGGTCTGCTGATTGTACTTACCATTACTGGTGAGGCGATCTGCAGTTGATCCCGGTCCATGCTTCGGTATCAGCCGAGAAAAATAAACATCTCTGTTCATTCTCTCGAAAAGCTGACCGAACAGCAATTCTGACATAGCGCGGAATTCCTCGATATCACTATCGGAGAGATCCGCGTCAGAACGCCGAACATCAAGCTCACACTCGAGGTAGCCACGTATCGCAGCAGCCTGACGTGCTGGGGAGCACGCTAGCTGCATCTTACCGAACATCAGTGTTAGCTGACGCAAGGCAAGAATTGAATCGATACAGGGTGACTCGAGCAACAAGCCACTACTGTGGTCGAACACACGGTTGAAGAAACCTCCTAAAAATAGGGGGAGACTTCCCCGGCGATCCTTGCGGAAAGCTGGGTGGATACCGACTTGACCTTGGTCGAGCCATTTTTGGATGGCTTTTCCAAAGTCAGGTAGAGTTATCGTTAAAAACGATAGCCCTTCATGTTCGATCCGGCTCGAGACGGTATTAATGTCTCGAGTGGCGCTAGTGCAACATCTGTCGGCCGATTCCTCGGCTAACATAGACCAGAGTGACATCAGGCTTTTCACCCGACCTCCTTGATAGAAGGTAACAGGATCCCTAGCCTGGGTCACATCAATCCATGTAGTGACCAATCCACCTACACAACTCCGGAATACTCATCCGGTACTCCATGACGGTGTCGTACACCTCTTCTTGAGGATACTTCAACCGATCATAGTAGTCCAGAGGAATAAACCGCAGCCGGTGATTCCCAGTTCTCATCGCGATGACGTTAGCCACCGAGATGAGATCGAGTTTCACCTGCGACAAATCATGATTGGATGTAATTTCTATCTCCTCTCATGAATGTGGGTTGTTGGTGGAAAGAACTACATGGAACCACGGAAAAACGGACACATGTCTGTGTACGTCGCCCAGTGAACCCCCGACGTTAGAATGGAATGATGTTACTCATCCAGTCTGCGTCTATGAGTTCACGTACAGAGAGGTGAACGACATCGAAGAGTACGACTGCCAGAAGGATGGTTTTGTAACCAACCTTCAAATGCACCGTAACCTCCGCGCCGTTATCCTCTCTTTCAAGGGCCGCACGCATCCGACGTCCCTCCCCCTTCGGGAGAGGTTCGTCAGCAGCGTGCGCATCACTACGACTCGCCACCAAGAAGCTTGGTGACGACCGCGTTCGAAGCGGCGCTGAGCTGGCTGTTAAAGCCAGTCCAGATAGCCAAGGCTTCGGCCGCCGTATAGCCACCCCGGGAAGGCAAATCGAAGACGGTGTAAACCGCCATTCCGACCTGCACATTCTCGGACGGCCTAAAGGCGTCCGCAGCCATCTTCGCGTGGTCGATACGGATCAAGCGGCGTGTCCTCTTCCCATAGGAATGGGACACGGCAAGCTTGACCAGACCGTCATTACTCGTGTACTCGGATTCGTCCTTATCCACGCTGGTGCGTGGGAGGGGAATCGCGGTACCCGAGATGGTGACGGTTTGCGGATCGGCTAGTGACACAGGCATCACTCCTAGGGCCCGGTCTGGGCCCCATTGACGTTGTAGCACAGGACAAACATCCTGTCACGAGCCTCGGGAAATACCGAGGGCCGCAACAATGGCAAGCTGGCGCGGTGACAAGCCGTTCCAGTCGATGCCAAAACCAAATGGGTTAGCTTGGACACGTTGCTTACACTCTGATGTGAGTGTAAGAACTCCAACATGCTGGGAACCTTTCCCAGTATAGGTATAGGTGTCACGAACAATTGAATGTTCCATGACATAACCATACCGCATAACCAGACCATCGGTTGCCCAATCCTGAAGGTTACCTATAAGGTCGCCTACAGGAAGGACCCAATCGACAGCCCAACTCCATGGGGCAATGTTCCAAATCGTCTCTGGCGTGGCATCGAAGCTTATTAGGCCTCGATCCCTAAAGGCGTCCGCACTAATCACTTCCAAATTGTCAATAGGGAGGTGATACGTGAAGGCGCCTGAAAACCATCGACGAATTTCAGTCTCGCGACTGAAAATGGTCTTGCCCGACGTGCCGAAGACGGCATCAATCGCTGAGTTTGAAAAGAGATAAGTTGGCATAGCCAACGTGCCTCCATCATACTTAACGGTGGTCGTCTTCGACTTCTGAACCGGATCTACAAATCGACGACGGACCGACTTACCCGAGTCGCGAATGTACTGTTCGATTACAGTACGGGTTCGCTCACGAGCGAGCAACGTCTTCTCGATGTCGCCCAAAATCGGTTTGAAGCCAAACTCAACTGCCAAATGGCCACCAGCAGCGTTTTGAGCTGTTTTGGTGACGTCCTTCCACGCTTGGACTCCCAACTTCGGAAGTCCTTCACGTGCAAGTTCGGCAAGTGAGGATGACATGTCCTCGAAAACATTGGTAGGCTTACACTTTGCAATAGCACTCGTCCCCCACGCGTCCAAAGAGCCTTTCGGCGATTTGGCGAATGGAGGGAATGCTATTGTTCCAGTGCTGGGAACGCACAAACCGCTGTATGTGGTCGTACGTTTCCCATCAGTCACGATGTCTGTAACAGAAAACGAAGGGTTACCACCCGTTAGGGTGGCAAACTGCTTCGTCACTGAGAAGGCACCATTACCAATGTCCCCCTGGGTATAAGCGAAACGAGCAGCAGCTTTACGCTGCTTACGCTTATTCCAGGCAGGATTAGAAACTGAGTTGAGAATCTCAGTTCCTTGGAGGTACTTCGGAGCCCAAGGTGGACTCTTACTCACCGACACTGAGTCGGGGATGGGAGGCACCTTGGTCCAGCGTATCCGTTGGATCGCTGTTGCGCCAGGCCCAGTAAAGGGCAAAGCGCGCTTCTTAGACATCAACCTCCAAGCTGGTTCAGAGAACATCTGGTCTTTGGGTGGTTATCCACCCAATCCCTTCCAAA